ATCTCAAAGAAATTCCCTCATACTGTTGTAGTTGATACTGGTAGTACAGATAAAACAGTAGAACTACTTAAAGATGCTGGTATTGAGGTTTATGAACACCCACAAACCAGAGAAGAGTTTGATTTTTCTGCAGCAAGAAATACTGCACTTTCTTATGTAAAGACAGATTGGGCATTCTCTCTCGATTTTAATGAAGATTTAGATGAATTCTTCCCAGAAGGTCTTGGGGTAATTGCCGAAGAATTCACAGCATTTAATCACGAACGGTATGATAGGGTTGGAGAAGAAGAACCAACTTTAGGTCAAACTGCTCACGTTCGTTTTCATAGAACTGCCAACTATACTTGGGTAAATTCAGTTCATGAAACGCCCATGTTTATTCCAACAGAAAATCATTTAAATGAAGTTTCTGTTGATACTACAATTAAGATTACGAAAAATATTCAACCAAGTGTAGACAAGCAACTTTTCTATCTCTCTATTTGTGAAAGAGAGTTTGAAAAAGATCCTACTAGTACATACTTCCTTTGGTTTATTTTCAAGCATTACTTTGAAGTTAAGAATATCGAAAAATCAGTTGAACTAGGTCAGGAATATCTAAGCATTTCTAAACCTTACTTTGATCCTATGAGGATTGATGTATTCATTATGTCCAGTATTGCTCTTATTAATGCTGGAGATATTCAAAAAGCATCCAACTATGCTTTCCATGCTCTCAGTGAAGCAATGAATATTGGTGGAGAATCTATGGGTAAGGCATTTACTCATTTATTGACAATTGGTAAATTGACACAAAATCCAAATATTATTGTTTTTGCTTCTGGTTTTTCTCCAGAAACCATAAGTGCAAAAGAAAGAACAGATGCTATTGATAAACTATTCATGACAAATCTTGATGATACACCAGCAACTGCTTGGACTGGTCATCGTGAATTCGCTGAAAGACTTGTAAGATTTATTAATCCTAAAGTGATTGTGGATCTTGGTGTTGATTATGGATATTCAACCTTCTCATTCGCCATGCCAAGAATTGGACATGTTTATGGTATTGATAACTTTACTGGTGATGACTTTGTTGGGACTCACATTAAAGAAAAGTATGATTATGTAATGATGAAGAGAGAAAAACTTCATCTACAAGATAATGTAACCATTATCAAAGGTGATTTTAATGAGGTTGCAGAAACTTGGGATAAAGAAATTGATATTCTTCACATTGATGGAAGTCATCATTATGATGATGTAAAGAAAGACTTTGAAACTTGGACTAAGTTCTTAAGTGAAAATGGTGTCATTCTACTTCATGATACTTGCATTGAAAATATGAATGGTAATGAATATGGTGTGAAGAAATTCTTTGATGAACTTGATATGCCCAAATTCACTTTCACTCACTGCTATGGACTTGGTGTAGTTACAAAGAACCCTGTTATTCTGGATTACATCAAAACAAACTTCCTGTGAATATAGTAATTGAAAATGGTTTGTGGGAAACTGACTTTTTGTTAAAAGAAATTTTACCAGAAGGTAAGGTTTCCCATAACCTAAATGAAAGCGGTGAGGTTTTTATTTTTGCTTCCAGGGCTCATTCATATACTGAGATTTTATCCGCAGTTAAAAAATCAAAACCAAAGATTATAATTTGCCTTTCTGATGAGTTGATTGCAGAAAATCTGCAACAATTTAATCAGTTGGGCAATTATTGTGATTTGTTCTTAAGACAGTATCATCATCCACAATACACTTATACTTCAAATACAATTCATATTCCTCTTGGATATACGAATGGGTGTAAAGTTTTTAATGAAGATAAGGTTTTGAATTGGTCTTTTCTTGGTGAGATTAAGAATGACCGACAAGAAATGTTAAATGAGTTTCATAGTATTACAAAAAATTTCGTTGGAAGATCTGCACCAAAAGATTTGATGTGTAAGATATATTCCAAGTCTATCTTTGTTCCTTGTGGTCGTGGCAACTCTTCACTAGATTGTTTCCGTCTTTATGAGGCATCGATGAATGGTGCTATTCCAGTTGTTGTTGCTTCAAAAGAAGAAATAGAATGTACTTTCATGTACGAAGAAAATCCACCTTGGGTATTTGCTGAAACTTGGAAAGATGCTGTAGAAAAATGCCAATCTATGTTAGAATATGATATGGATAATCAACTCATTTTAGATTGGTGGAAAAATAGAATCCAAAAAATAAAAAATAAAGTGTCAGAAGTATTATGAAAATAGAAATTCCAGTATCTGTCGGTGAATTAATAGATAAGATTACTATTTTAGAAATCAAATCTTTATTTACTGATGACGAATATGTGCAAAAGGAATTGCAAGAATTAAATACAATCAAAAGTACTCTTACTCAGTATATTTTAGAGTATGAGGTTCAATTAAAAAAAGTTAATGAAAAACTTTGGAAAATAGAAGACAAGTTAAGAAAGTTAGAAAAAGAACAAAGATTTGATAATGAATTTATTGAACTTGCTCGTAGTGTCTATATTACTAATGACGAGAGAGCAAGAATAAAAAGAGAAATAAATGAACTAACCAATTCAAATTATAGAGAAGTTAAACTTTATTGATATGAAAAAAGCACTTATTACTGGTGGCGCAGGATTTATTGCTCATCATCTGATTGGACAAATTCTTAAACACACTGATTGGGAAATCATAACTCTTGATCGTCTCGATTACAGTGGAAATCTTAATCGTCTTCATGATCTTATGCTTTCTTTTGATCCTAATGTTAGGAAACGTGTAAAGATTGTACATCATGACCTTAAAGCAGAACTAAATCCTTTAGTACGTTCTGAAATCGGAAAAGTTGATTATGTTCTACACCTTGCTGCTGGGTCTCATGTTGATAGAAGCATTGAGTATCCCATGGAGTTTGTTCTCGACAATGTAGTTGGAACCTGCAACATTCTTGAATTTGCAAGAACTCAGGATAATTTGGAAAGATTTATTTACTTCAGTACCGATGAAGTATTCGGTCCTGCTCCAAATGGCATCAAGTATAAAGAGAACGACCGGTATAACTCCACAAACCCCTACAGCGCATCAAAAGCGGGTGGTGAGGAACTTGCCGTGGCATATGAGAATACCTACGGTCTGCCTGTTTACATCACCCATACAATGAACGTATTTGGTGAGCGTCAGCATCCAGAGAAATACATTCCTATGTGTATTAAGAGAATTCGTGATGGTGAAACTGTAACAATTCATAGTGATAGCACAAGAACTATTCCTGGTTCAAGGCATTATATTCACGCTGAAGACGTTGCAAATGCTGTTTTATTTTTATTAAATTTAAAGTATCTAAACACTATTTGCGTTCCAGATGCAACTGGAGCAAAATGTCCTAAGTTTAATATTGTTGGCGCCGAAGAATTGAATAATCTTGAACTTGCTCAGATTATTGCTGATTCTCAAGGTAAAAAACTTAATTATGACTTGGTAGACTTTCACTCTTCCCGTCCTGGGCATGATTTACGTTATGCTCTGTGTGGAGAAAAAATGAAAAATCTTGGATGGGTTCCTGCAAAATCAGTTCGAGAACGGATTAAAGAAGTCACAAATTGGACACTAGAAAATACTCGTTGGATTACTTATTGAATAAATATCTAAAACTATGAGAAAATATAAGAATAGGTAAAAATGGCAACTAATTTAACCGATCTCATAGGTTCACAGTTTTCTGGTGGTCAAGGTGTACAAGGAGCACAAGGTGTTCAAGGTCTTGCCAATCAGGGTATTCAAGGAACTCAAGGCACTCAAGGTCTTAAAGGAGATCAGGGAACACAAGGACTTCAAGGTGTTCAGGGTCTTTCCAATCAAGGTGTTCAAGGTACTCAAGGACGGCAAGGTGTCCAAGGTCTTCAAGGTTTAAGTAATCAAGGTGTTCAGGGTGCTCAAGGTCTTCAAGGACTTAAGGGAGATCAAGGAACTCAAGGTCTCTCAAACCAAGGTGTTCAAGGTCTTCAGGGTCTACAAGGTCTTAAAGGAGATCAGGGTACTCAAGGACTCTCAAATCAAGGTGTTCAAGGTACTCAAGGTCTTCAAGGAAGACAGGGTACTCAAGGACTCTCAAACCAAGGTGTTCAAGGTCTACAAGGACTTAAAGGAGATCAGGGAACTCAAGGTCTTTCTAATCAAGGCGCTCAAGGTACTCAAGGTTTACAAGGACTTCAGGGAAGACAGGGTACTCAAGGACTTCAAGGAATATTTGGTACTCAAGGATCACAAGGTCTTCAAGGTTTATCTGGTAAGGATGGAAACTTTGGTGGTGCAACTTTTGATTATACTTTCAACACAGATACAACTAACACTGATCCAGGTGTAGGAAATCTCAAATTAAACAATGCAAATGTAACTCTTGCGACACAACTTTATATTGATGATGCGAACGATGGAACTACGGATATTCAATCATTTTTGAGAACTATTGATGATTCAACATCAACAATTAAGGGTCATTTTAGAATATCTAATAAGTTTGATGCATCCGATTTTGCTTTATTCACTATTTCATCAATTGTAGAGCAAACTGGATATTTCCAAGTTGATTGTGGATATGTTTCCGGTAGCGCAACTTCATTTACAGCAAGCGAAGATGTAATTATTACCTTTGCTCGTACTGGTGATAAAGGAGATACTGGTTCACAGGGTGCTCAAGGTATTGGTGGTTCTCAAGGCGCTCAAGGGCAACAGGGTGTTCAAGGTCTTCAGGGTTTAAGTAATCAAGGTGTTCAGGGTACTCAAGGTCTTCAAGGTCTTCAAGGAAGACAGGGTACTCAAGGACTCTCAAATCAAGGTGTTCAGGGTACTCAAGGTCTTCAAGGTCTTAAAGGTGATCAAGGTACTCAAGGACTCTCAAATCAAGGTGTTCAGGGTACTCAAGGTCTTCAGGGAAGACAGGGTACTCAAGGACTCTCAAACCAAGGTGTTCAGGGTTCTGGAGGATCTCAAGGCGCTCAAGGACTTCAGGGTGTTCAAGGTCTAAGTAATCAAGGTGTTCAAGGAGTACAAGGTTTACAAGGTCTTAAAGGAGATCAGGGAACTCAAGGTCTATCAAACCAAGGTGTTCAGGGTTCTGGAGGATCTCAAGGCGCTCAAGGTCTTCAGGGTTTACAAGGACTTTCAAATCAAGGGGTTCAAGGTCTTAAGGGAGATCAGGGAACTCAAGGTCTCTCAAATCAAGGTGTTCAGGGTACTCAAGGACTTAAGGGAGATCAAGGTACTCAAGGTCTTAGTAATCAAGGTTCTCAAGGTCTACAAGGTCTACAAGGACTTCAAGGAAGACAAGGTGCTCAAGGTTTAAGTAATCAAGGTTCCCAAGGTCTACAAGGTCTACAAGGTCTTAAAGGTGATCAAGGAACACAAGGACTGAGTAATCAGGGTGTACAAGGTACTCAAGGTCTTAAAGGAGATCAAGGAACACAAGGACTGAGTAATCAGGGTGTGCAAGGTACTAATGGATCTCAGGGTGCTCAAGGACTTCAAGGTGTTCAAGGACTCTCAAACCAAGGTGTTCAAGGATTACAAGGATTACAAGGATTACAAGGTCGGCAAGGAGTTCAAGGATTAAGTAATCAAGGCGTTCAAGGTCTTGCTGGAAGTATTCAAGGTACTCAAGGTCTTCAAGGTGTTCAGGGAGTTGTTGGTCCGACTGCAACAGTTCCTGATCAATCTGTTATTTTAAATGATATATCATCATCATTTAACGGATCAACTACTCAATTCACAATCACTTCTGGTTCTCCTGCAACTAATTTTATAAATAGTGAGATAGATAGTGCGGCACGATTACTTATTTCTGTTGGAGGAGTAGTTCAACAACCAGATCCATCGCAAAATGCAGGTTTCTATATTAGTGGTGGAACAAATATAACAACTGATCCAATTAAAATTAATTTTGTTGAGGCACCTAAAGCAGGACAAGTATTCTTTGGAGTTGCAATTAAATCTACAAATTCTCCAACAACTGCATTTGTAACAGCAGAAGAATCTATTTCATACAGTATACTATTCGGAGTTTAAATAACTTATGGCAAAGAAAAAAGAAGAAAGATATCGTTTTATTGCTGCCCAAAAGAAAATTATTGTTTCTGATAGGCATACTCAGAATGATATTCTGCTGATTATTAATGCTACTGATGGAGTTATTATTGCCAATCAAGTAGATCCAGGTAAAGGATTTACGACAACTTATTATCCTTTACCAGTAACAGATGCTGATTGGGAATATTCTACTGATGGATATACAGAGTTGTTATTGGATTATGACACCACTGGGATGTCTGATACAGACGAACTCACAATCTTTATTAATGATGAACAAAAGGGATTAAAAGTTCGTCCATATGATTTTGGAACTGATGCAATTGAAAGAATTAGAACCGCTAATCCACAATCTCTTATTGATGCTGACTTTGAATATGGACTACAGAATACAAAATGGCAGTCAATTGGTCTAAATCGCAACATTCCTTCGTTTTATGAGTTTCCTGGGCAAAGTCTTACCGTTACAGATATTGCATCTCTAGGTGCTGCAACATATTCAACTATAAGAGTTACAGTAGAATCTGGACAAGCACTTGCCGTTGGAACACCAGTATCAGTTACTGGAACCAACAATACTCTTGCGGACGGAATATTTGTTGTAATTGCAACAAACGGAACCACAACATTTGATTATCTTGCAAAAGGAAGTATTGCTACTGGTTCAATTTATAATGTATATTCTCAAGTAAAAGAAGGTGGAGTATATGCAGGAACTCCTATGTCACTCTCATCGATGAGTGGTGATGGTGCTGGAGGTATTGTAACGGTTAATTTCTCAGCTCCACATGGACTTGTTCCTGGTTCTCCACTCTTAATTGTCGATACAACTGCTGGAGCACAAGCACACGAAGGAAGATTTTTTGTAAGGGAAATTATTGATGGAGATACTGTAACTTATGATGCTGGACAAACAGTAACAAACGGTGCTATCACGACAACTAATATTTCAGTTTATGCAGTTAATGATAGTTTCTTTGTCCATCGCCCATTTGATGGTGGAGTTTTGATGGGTCCATTCTTGCCCATTCATGGTCTTGAGGCAAAGAGACAAACGAAAAGATATTTCCGTTATCAGTCAGGAAAAGGAACTCTATTCTCAACAGGAACTCTATTCAATCCAATTTTCGACATTCAATCTGTAACATATTCAGCACCAGATATTACGATTACAACACAACTTCCTCACGGACTTCAAGCTGGTGCGACAATTAAATTATACGGAATTACCTCAGCAAATTATAACGGAACTTATGTCGTAAAAGCAATTATAACTGATAGTTCATTTACTGTTGCTGCTGGAGATCCTGCACCAACAGTAGCAACTGCAGTTCTCGAAGCACAACCTAGAATTGCTATTACCAAGTGGTATGGATCTTCAATCCGTTGCGGATTATTTGATGATAATGATGGAATGTTCTGGGAATATGATGGACAAGAACTTGCAGTTGTAAGAAGATCTTCCACATTCCAACTTGCAGGAACAGTCGCAGTTAATAATGGTTCTCAGGCAGTTACGGGAACAAATACAAGATTTACTGAACAACTTAAGGTTGGTGATAAGATTGTAATTCGTGGTCAATCTTATGTTGTAACTACAATTACAAGCGATACATCACTCTCCATAAACCCAGAAAATCGTGGAGTCACAGTAACGGGTGTTAAACCCACAATTGTAAGAGAACTTAGAGTTCCTCAGAGTAAGTTTAATATGGACCGTATTGATGGAAGTGATACTCCATCAGGATTTAATATTGATCTATCCAAGATGCAGATGCTTGGAATTCAATATTCTTGGTATGGTGCTGGATTCATTGACTTTATGCTTCGTGGTCCTGCTGGTGAATTTGTGACCGTTCATCGTATGAAGAATAATAATATCAACGATGAAGCATATATGAGATCTGGAAACCTTCCTGCTCGTTATGAGGTTTCCAATACAGCTGCAATTGATAAGTTATCTGTAAATACTGGCATTTCTACCACATCTTTAATTTTGAATGATGCATCTAGATTTCCAACTCCTGTAGGAATTGCAACTGGTTATGTAATGATTACAAGTAATCAGTCTGGAACAATTCGTCATGAAATGTTATCTTATACTGGAAAGAGTGGAAACACTTTGACTGGTGTAACAACAGCAACTTCTTACACTCAATACTTAGCAGGTGCTTCAAGAACATTCCGTGGTTCTACTGAATCTTACGATCATCCATCAGGTTCAAGTGTCATTCTCTTGAATACTTCTTGTGCTCCAACGATTTCGCACTGGGGTTCTGCTGTAATTATGGATGGTGGATTCGATCAAGATACTGGTTATTTGTTCAACTATGCAAGAACTGGCATTTCAATTGCGGGAAACTCCTCAGAAACTGTACTGATGTTTAGACCTGCCCCATCAGTTTCCAATACTTTACCTGGATCACTTGGCGAAAGAGAAGTTCTAAATCGTTCCCAAATTAATTTCAGATCCTTGGAAGTTAATAACGTTTCTTCTAGAAACTTACAGATTTCTGCCATTTTGAATCCAACTAATATTGGTGCCGTAACATGGGCAAACGCAAATACTTATTCTATTGGTGGTGCAACAGTATTCCAACCATCATTTGCTCAGATTGCAGCGGCAGGGGGTATTGTTGATACCACAACTGCTCCAACTGATGGAGAAGTGTTATTCCAGTATCTGTCTACTTCTGGAACAAATACTTTTGACTTAAGTACGATTAAAGAAGTTCAAAACTCAATTATCGGCGGAAATAGCACATATCCAGACGGACCTGAAGTTGTTGTTTTCTATATTACAAATAATAACTCTCAGGCAGCAACGGTAGATCTTGTTCTTAGATGGACGGAGGCACAGGCATAATGGCTGAATTATCTAGAGGTCAAATACTTAAAAATCCAGAAGTACTTGGTGTAAGTAATACTGGAGCGAAGATTAGATTATTAGATGCTGATGAAAGTGCTCATATTGATATTAAAGTTCCTGATACAGTAGGAACTGCATATACTTTTACACTACCTGCAGATGATGGAACACCTGATCAATATTTAAAAACTGATGGAAGTGGAACTACAAGTTGGGCGACAGTTTCTGCTTCTCCTGGAGGTTCTACAAGTCAAATCCAATATAATAGTGGTGGTTCCTTTGCTGGTGCCACGAATTTAACAACTGATGGGACTAATTTAACTATTGGAGCACAGGGAGATTTAAGACTAGCAGATTCTGACAGTAGTAATTACATTGCATTTCAAGCACCAGCAACAGTTACTGCCGATAGACTTTATACTCTTCCCGATACAATTGGAACTTCTGGTCAAGTATTAAAGATTTCCACAAGAACTGATACTACTGCCACACTCGCTTGGGAGGATGACTCGTTAGGAGCAAGCGGTAATCCTGGTGGATCCGATACTCAAGTTCAGTTTAATGATGGTGGAGTTTTTGGTGGAGATGCTGGATTAACTTATAATAAAACTACTGACGTTATTTCTATTACTGGAGGAGTTAATGTAGCAACTGGTGGTGATTATAAGATCAATAGCACCTCAGTTCTTACATCAACAACACTCGGAAGTGGAGTTGTTAACTCTTCTTTGACTTCAGTTGGAACTCTTACAATTCTAGCAGTTGATAATATTACAATTAACGGTAATGAGGTTTCATCTACAAACGCAAACGGAAATATTGATTTAAATCCTAACGGAACTGGATTTGTAAGAATTCTCGATGATGCTCCATTGAGATTTATGGATGCAGATAATTCTAACTATGCTGCTATTACTGCACCAGCATCAATTACTTCAGACTACACAATTACTCTTCCTGCTGCTGGTGGTTCTGCTAACGATGTATTGCAATTTGATGCTTCGCAAAATGCTTCATTTGTTTCAAATACAAGAACACTGAATTTTGTAATTGATGGTGGTGGATCAGTAATCACTACTGGGTCTAAAGGTTATGTTGTAATAGATGGAAATTATACAGTTACTGGTTGGACAATTTTAGCAGATCAATCAGGAAGTATTGTAGTTGATGTAAACAGAGCAACTTACACAAACTTTCCAACATTTACTAATATTGATGGTACAGAACCACCCACTTTATCTGCAGCACAAAAAGCGGAGGATTTGACATTATCTTCTTGGACTACTACTCTTTCTGCAAGAGATGTGTTAGAATTTAATGTTGCTTCTGCAACCACAGTTACAAGAGTAACAGTAGCATTACGTTTAGTTCCGAGATAATTATACTTAGATAATATTATGGCAATTGCTTATCAAACTATATCAACAGTTGCAACAAAAACAACTACAACTAACGGATCATTAACTCTTAACGCACCCACTGGAGCAACGACTGATGACCTTTTAGTTGCTTGTATTTCTTTTCGTGGAGCAACAATTCCTTCTATTCCTGCCGATTGGGAAATCATAAACAGAACCTCAGTAACTGGAAACACAAACACAAACGCACAATCAATTGGTTCTGGTCTGATGGCATGGATTAAAAGAGGTGCAACTAACCCAAGTTTTGTATTTGGTGCTGTGACAGGTGAACAATTCCCAAACCTTGCTTTTGGATATGTTGTAAGAATAAGTGGCCAAGATCTTACTAATCCAATAGCAGGAACTTCCGTAAACACTCTTGCAACAGGAGCATCGGGAAATGTAACAACAGGTGGGTATACCAGAAGTTTTTTAACAGATACTGCTGATGATTATTTGGAACTTATGCTTTGTATTGGTGGTCAGGAAGTCACTTGGAGTTCTCAAGAATATACAACTGGTCCAACTGCGATGACCGAAATTGGACAAAGCACATCAACATCAGGTGCTGACGGATCGATTGCTGTTGCTCGTAGCACAACTGTAGGAGATACTACTGGTGGTTTTGATGCTACGACTTCTGCAATTTCTGCTCGTCACTCTCTTATAGTTGCAAGTTTTGGTGGACCAAGACCTCCTGCTGTTGGATACTCATTTTCTACATTATTTTAAAAACCGTGCTATAATAAACAAATAAATACAAAAAATTATTCATATTTTTATGGCAGTAGATGAGTTGAATTTCGTAAAACTCGCGATTCAAAACGAAGGAACTATTCACCCATTAATCATCCCATCAAATGAAATTAAGGGTCCTGCACTTACAAACCCTTCAATTTATGTTGATGGAGATAAGTTATTAGTTAATCTTAGAAATATCAATTATACTCTTTACCATTCCGAAAAGAGAAAGTTTGAGCACCCTTGGGGTCCACTAGTTTATATTCATCCAGAAAATGATTTGCGTCTTCGCACTTGGAATATCATGTGTGAGATGAATGATGATATGAGTATCAGGTCTTATCATCATATTGATACTTCATCATTCCCAGATAAAGAACTTTGGGAATTCGTTGGTCTGGAAGATTGCCGTATCGTTCGTTGGGATGATAAACTTTATATAACTGGAGTAAGAAGAGATCTAGATACGATTGGAACTGGTCGTATGGAACTTTCTGAAATTGAATTCACTGAAAATGGTGTAAAGGAAGTCAGTCAACATCGTATTCCTGCACCGCCACCTGATCAAGAATATTGCAACAAGAATTGGATGCCTATTCTTGATATGCCATATCACTATGTAAAATGGACAAATGGTACTGAAATCGTTAGATATAATATTGATACGAATACTACAGAAACTGTCCTAAGAAGGGATTGGAAAGATTTTGGCACCATTGATCTTCGTGGTGGTTCGCAGATTATTCCTCTTGGAGATAACTATAGATTCTGTTTGACTCATGAAACTTATCTCACTAAGAGCGCCGCAGGAAGAAAAGATGGTGTTTATCGTCATCGATTCGTTGTTTGGGATAAAGACTGGAACATTGTAAAAGTCTCAAGGCAGTTCTCATTTATGAATGCTGAGATTGAGTTTGCTGTAGGTATGGTTGAGTATAAGGGTGATTATCTAATTACCTTTGGTTATCAAGATAATGCAGCATACTTGGTTAAAGTATCCAAAGAATTTGTATTGAATTTTATTGGTATTGATGACGTAAAAGAAGAACCAAAACCAGTACAAGAGCAATTTCCTGCTTTTGAAGGATACCCCACTGAATCTTTAGAGGGTCATATTTTTTATACCAATGATGAGTGGTCTAATCGCCCATTTTATGTCGGCATCATTGAATTCCTTAAAGAAAGGCAAGTTAAATCAATCCTAGATGTAGGTGGATGTACAGGGGAAGTTCCCAGAATCATGTTTGAAAAAATCCCATCACTAGAAACTGCTTTGATTTTGGAACCAGTGTCAGTGAACTTCAACTTCATCCAAGATAGATTTAAGAATGAGTATCGTATTAAAGTAATTAATAAAGCACTTTATTATGGTGCAGACTTCATTTCATTGGGTCAATCTGATGGAAATGTGGGTGGTTATAATATGCATTCCGATAGTCATACTGTTCAATTTAATGATATTCCAACAACAACTCTGGAAAATCTTCCTAAGTATGATTTCCTGAAGATTGATATTGAAGGTGCTGAAAGAAATATACTAGAAAATGCAACTTGCTTTGCAGATTTCAAATATATTGCCATTGAATTCCATGATGAAATGGGAACTACTTGGCCTGAATTGATTGCAAAATATATTCCTACACATAAAATTGCTATAGATGGAAGAATATACGGAAACCCAGAGTCAGTACTGCTTGAATTAAAGTGATGGAACACATTTGCGGAAGTGATAATTTCGGTGAAGGTTGGTTTTCTTATCCCAACCTTTACTCTAGGATTGCAAAACGGTTTCCTTCGGGAAGTCGTTTTGTAGAGGTTGGTTGTTGGAAAGGCAAATCAGCAGCATATATGTGCGTTGAAATTGCCAACTCCAATAAAGATATTGAGTTCTTCTGTGTAGATACTTGGGAAGGAAGTGTTGAGCATGAAGGAATGGAAGAGTTGCCTAAACTCTATGATATCTTCATTGATAATATGAGACCCGTTGAGGAATATTATTTTCCACTCAAAATGACATCACTTGAGGGAGCAAAGAAATTTAAAGATAACTCACTCGATTTTGTTTTCATTGATGCCTCACATGAATATGAAGATGTAAGAGATGATATACTTGCTTGGTATCCAAAGGTAAAACCAGGTGGTATTATTGCAGGTCACGATTATTATCATGAAGAATATGATTGGTTTCCTGGAGTTAAACAGGCAGTCAACGAACTGCTGACTGACTTTGTTCCTGACGAAAAGTGCTGGATTCACTACAAACCAGATACATCTAAACTCAAGAACTTACCTCCAGTTCATTATATTAATGTAGAATATTGCACCGAAAGAAGAGAAAAACTACAACAAAAGTTTGCTCAGTTTGGTGTTGAGAATACCACAGGTCATATCTTTCAAAAGTATGATGACTCACAGCATGAAATTATAAGTGATTATATTGATCGCTTGAGTATTGGTAGCAGAGGTCCTGTTACTTCACACCTAAAGGCAATTAAAGAATGGTATGATAATACACAAGAAGAAGTTGCTTTCTTCTGCGAAGATGATTTAAGTATGGAATTAGTCCAATACTGGAACTTTACTTGGGATGATTTTTATAATAATCTTCCAGATGATTGGGAAATTGTTCAACTTGGTTGGTTGCGTGAGGGAGAATTTGATAGATTTAAAATTGGTTTTAGAAATCGTTGCTGGTGCGATTGGTCTGGATGTGCCTATATTATCAAACGGGAATTTGCTAAGAAATTAATTGATGCTTATTATTATGATGGTAAGTTTCATTTAGATCTTCAGGGTGCTGATGTGCATCTCAGAGAAGATTGGGCGAAGGTTCCTGTAATTGAAACCATTATTTTCTCACCATTAGGTAAAGTTTATGGTGCCCCCCTATTCACTGAGGATTTGAGTTTTATGCCTTCATATCTGAACCCAAATACTGAAGAAGGAAAGAAACAAATAGTAAATTCATATCATCATCAATCTTATCAAGATAATTTAAATTGGTGGAGGAATGTAGGATCCACTCAAACAATTGAAGAATTTATGAGGCAATGACTCATATTATTGCCAGTAAATTTGATGACGGATTATCTGGTTGCAAATTAGAACTTCTGAATAATACAACACTTCGTAAGTATTCATCTTCAGAAAAATACAATCCTAGATTGCTAAAGCAGGTTGATAAACAAAATTTTTTTTATAATTTAATATTAAAAAACATAGATACGCCAAAAATTTTAAATGCCAATAAAGAAGACTTATGTTTCTTTGACATGGAATATGTCCCTGGTTTATCTTCTTATGATTTCTTTTCTTCTGCTTGTAAAGAAAATATTGATTTTGTAATTGAAACTCTCTTTGGTTACTTTGATTATCTTTCATCCAGATTTAAGATGGTTGATGTAACCAATCAAGTATTAAGTAAGATTCAAACACTTAAAGAAAATAGTGATCATAAGAATTTTATTGAATATCTGGAAAATTTGATTCAAGAGAATCCAGTAATTGTTCCAAATACATTTTGCCATGGTGATTTGACATTCAGCAATATTCTCTTTCATCCAAATCGTTTGTTTTTTATTGATTTTCTGGATTGTTATGTGGATAGTTTCCTATGTGATCTTGTAAAAATCAAACAGGATTTATATTATCACTGGAGTCTAAAAGTTCAAAATCTTTCTTCGGTTCGCGTGATTCAAACTTACAGATACATCTGGGAAAAACTGGAAGATAGATACGAGTATTTCATTCATAGATCAGGTTTTGATGTTCTTGATGCTATGAATATACTAAGAATCGAACCTTATTTGACAAATTTGCATCAACAAAGTATATTGAATAAAGTTATAACTTCTACTAAATTGTATGAGGAATTTAATCATTCCCATGGCAGGGAAATCTTCTAGATTTCCAAATATGCGACCCAAATGGATGCTCACTCATCCAATGACGGGTCGTTTCATGGCGATAGAATCAATACTTGGATTAAATTTAGAATTTTTTGATAATATTTACTTTGCTTGCCTAAAAGAACACGAAGATAAGTACCAATTCCATAAGGGTTTTACACACGAATTGGATGAACTTGGTCTTCTAAAAAAATCTCATATCGTATTCCTTGATAATCAAACTAAATCGCAGTCTGAAACTGTATGTGAACTCATTTCTAAATCAAATATTGATGGGTTCATATTCATCAAGGACTCTGATGGATATTATGAGTGTGAGATTACAGAACCAACCAATCAGGTTGCATACTTTGACCTGAATGATATGGAAAATATCAATGCAAAAACCAAGAGTTATTTGCAGTTTGATATCAACCATATTATTACAAATATTGTAGAGAAGAGAGTGATTAGTTCTACTTTCTCTGTTGGTGGTTATGGATTTGCAAGTGCTCTAGAATTTTGTGAGATCTATAAGAAACTGTCAGATATTGATGGTGAATGTTATGTGAGTCATATCATATTTGAGATGATACTTTCTGGTTCTCTTTTCCGTGGATTGCCTACAACCAACTTTAAGGATTGGGGAACTATAGATGCCTGGAATACATATAAGAAACAATATAAATGTTTGTTTGTGGATATTGATGGAACTTTAGTGACTAATTCTTCTACTCACTTTCCACCTTATGTTGGAGAAGGAACTGCAATACAAGAGAATATAGATTATCTAAACGAACTTTATTCTTCTGGTAAGGTTAAAATTATTCTTACAACAAGTAGACCAGAAGAACACAGAGGAACTACTGTATTTGAAATGGAAGAAAAAGGAATTCCTTATCACCAACTGATTATGGGATTACCACACGCACAGAGAATAGTGATTAATGATTTTGCAAGAAGTAATCCATATCCTTCCGCTAAAGCAATTAACATTCCACGAAATGCAAATAATTTAAAGGAGTTTTTTGAATGAAGATACTTGTTACAGGTGCCGCTGGTCAGATTGGTTGTGGCATTTCCAGATTACTGATTGAAAAGGGACATGAATTAGTTCTTGTTGATAATCTTAGGAATGGTTACGTCAAAAATATAGAAAAAGATGGTCGATATATTGCACCATTTTATTACATAGACATCTCAAAACCATTTGTATTAAATGAAAAATTTGATGCTATTATTCATCTAGCAGCAATCACTTCACTTCCAGATTGTGAAACTCATCCACTACAAACTATTAATATTAATGTGGGTGGTGTATCAAATATTTTAGAGTTTGCAAGAAAAAATGAGATTCCTCATGTTATTTTTGCAAGCACAAGTGCAGTTTACGAGAATTGTGAAGAGCACGTATTCACCGAAGATCTAGAACTTAATCCAAAGCTTTATTATTCTCTGTCAAAGAAAATGGCAGAAGATTTAGTCCAATCATATCGTGATAATTATGGTATGAACATCACAACTCTTCGCTTGTTTAATGTCTTTGGTCCAGATGGAGATTATCGTAGAGTTCATCCACCATTGCTTAACTTCTTGGTTAGGGAATTCCGTGCTGGGGTTTCTCCCCTCCTAAGTTCTGATGGAACGCAAACCCGAGATTTTATCTGGGTTGGTGATGTCATTTCAATGATTGATCTATGCCTAGAAAAACAAGCAAATGATAATTTCAATGTTTGCACTGGTTTAAATTATAGTGTCAATCAAATTGCACAGTGGGTTGCAGAAGCATTAGAATGTACACATATTCCATTAACATATAGACCAGCACAAGAATTTTGGAGTTCTTATCCTGAATTATTCGTTGGAAAATATCCGTTAAATAAAGATGTAGTCAAACACGAGTCAATCCGACCATCAGTTGGTTCATTTCAAAAAGCGAAAGAATTACTTGGGTGGACACCTCATTTGAATATTGAAGATCTAATCAAACAAGTAGCATTACAAATGTCTTATGGTAACTGATAAACTGAAATACTTTCCATATTCTTATTACATTAGTCTAGAAGAAAGCACAGAAAGACAAAAAATATTACACGAACAATTTTTAAAATATGGTATTGATGATATAACACCAATACTTTCAAAAAGATTTGCTGAGTGTGATGATAAAGTTAAAGGAGAAATGTTACATATCCTTGACGCTGGTACTACAGGATGTGTAATTTCTCATTTGAAAGCAATTCAAAAATGGTACGAAGAAAAAGATGATGATTATGCTTTCTTCTGTGAGGATGATTTAAGTTTAGAAACATTAGAACATTGGAATTTTACTTGGGATGAGTTTATGGACAAACTCCCAGATGATGTGGGGTGTGTCCAATTAACATCTATTCGTCCATCTTTTGATACGATTTGTTTTCGTGAGAGATCAATGTATGATTGGTCTGTGACTGCATATATAATGACTCGTGAGTATGCACGAAAAGTATTAGAAAGACATGTTGTCGGTGATGAATATGACTTAACAATTCCAGGCACTAATTTTTATCCAATGCCAGAGAATGTTTTATTCTATGGTCTTGGAAAGGTTTATACTGTAGAATTGTTTGTAGAAAATAACGCCGTATCAACCACCTTTAATCAAATCGAAGGTGGTCATAAAGAATATCATAAGGAAAGTTATGATTTTGTATCTAACTGGTGGAAGACACAACATACCTCATTAAATCAATTATTTGGATTGCCTGAAACAAAAATGAAAACTCAACTTGAAGAACTCCTCACTCAATATTCTTTGGATACTGAAAATCCAGAGTATAATTTTGCACTTGGTCTTTGGTACGAGAATGCAGGTCATACTGCTCCTGCACTTTCCTATTTCCTGAGATGTGCAGAAAGATCCGAAGATAAAGTTCTTGCATATGAGGCACTCATTCATGGATCTATTTGCTATGATCGCCAAGGAACCCGAGAAGGAACTGCTAAAGGACTTCTTCAGCAAGCACTAGTACTAGTTCCCACTCGTCCAGAAGCATATTTCTTACTTGCACAATTTGCAGAGAAGAGGCAATGGTGGCAAGATTGCTACATCTATGCCGATAATGCTCTTAGATTTTCTGATTTAAATTCAAGACCACTAAGAACTCACGTTGGTTATCCTGGTGTTTATGGATTGCTCTTTGAAAAAGCAATTTCTGGATGGTGGTGGGGTAAGAATGAGGAGTCTGGTGCAATATTTAAAGATCTATATGAAAATCATGATATGCACGAGACATATCGAAATGTTGTTCTAGATAATCTAAAAAAGTATTTTCCAAATCATTTAGTTCCACCTGATTTTGATTGGGGTGGAACAAATCCTGAATATGCACAGATGTTTACCAATGAAAATTTCATTGAAAGAACATACGAAAAGCACTATCGCATTAAAGCAGGAGATGTTGTAATTGATGCTGGTGCAAACTGTGGTTCATTTACCCATTCAATTCTAGGTAAGAAACCAAAGCAAGTATATTGTGTTGAACCTTCTAATACTTTGATTCATTCTCTGAAAAAGAATGTTGGTCATGGTCCTGTAACCTTTATCAATAAAGCAATTTCAGACTTTGAAAGTGATAATGTTGTGATTGCAGATAAGGGTGTCTACATCTATGAAAATGATGGAAATGAATATCCAACAACTACATTCAAAAAGATTGTTGAAGAAAATAACATCACTCGAATTGATTTTCTAAAGTTTGATTGTGAAGGTGGGGAGTATTCTATCTTCACCAAAGAAAACTACGATTTTATCATTAAAAATGTCGGGCACTGTGCAGGAGAATGGCACATTAATGACCATAAGGATGCAATAGAAAGGTTTATCGAATTCAGAGACTTATACCTGACTAAGTGTAGTCTATTGCACGTTTATGAAAGAAGTGGAAAGGAAGTTACCGAACATCTTTTCGATGACAACTACCTCTATGGATTCAGAGAGTATTGGAAAGATACTTATCTAGGTCAATTTATTATGTACTTTACCTTCGATAACTCTGCCGAAAATGAAGTAGATACTGTCGAAGTCAATGAAAGTGAAAAAATGGATATTGTTCTACAAGGACAATATGAAGAATATACAGACGAAATCATTGAGGAGTACTTAAAAGTCCCTTTTGTTAATAATATCATTGTTTCCTGCTGGGACAATGATAGAGCAGATAATTACCATTCCAGCAGAGTAAAGTATGTACGGAGTTCTTATCCTTTGACTCCTGGTACTTGCAATAAGAATCTTCAGATCACAACATCTTTTGCTGGAATTAAACATTGTAAAACAAAGTTTTCTGCAAAGATGAGATCTGATCAGAAGTATGATTATGCAAGTATGATGAACATGTATGAATTTATGATGGAAAATCATACTGAAGGTAAGATCTTTGTTGCAGGTACATTCCCATCCCTCCTATTCCATCCTAGGGATCATATCTATTGGGGTGAAACTAAAGATCTTCATATTTTGTTTGATATTCCTTTGGAGTACAATAGTTTGATCGATAAAGTTCGTATTGGTAAATATGAACTTGCACAATATGCTAATTACTTAACTCGTCCAGAAACTTATATTGGAGCACATTACTGTACTCGTTTCAATGATCGTGTTAAAAGGATGTTGATTGAACCTGAAAAATACCTTTATGATAATGCACCATCATGGAATGAGGCACATGCAGTTAGCACTGAAGTTTTGCCAAAGGCATTTAAGTGTTTTCCCAGCACTGGTATTGATTTAGTTTGGCCTAAGAGAAATACTTATTCTTATCCATACGAACAGCAAAAACTACATTCGAATGAATGTTGGCATGAGGATGGATACTGATAGGACACTTCAGAAACTGTCCCATACACCCCTTTTTATAAATAAAGGGGTGTTTTTTATTTGTAAAAATGGCAAGTTTTGAAAAATCTAGTTATACAGATTATGATAAGTATAGAGAAGCAAGAAAAATAGAAAGAAAAAGGAGAAGAGAAAGAGCAAAAGAGTTCTATAAAACTTTACAAACTTCATGCCTTTTTTGTGGATGCGAAAACGATATACAATTTCATCATGTAAATCCTACAAAAAAATCATTTGATGTAACAAATTCTACTAATAAAAAAGAAATTATAGAAGAATCAAAAAAATGCTGGTGCTTATGTAAAGAATGTCATAATAAGTTACACCAGCGTCTTGTTGATCCTTTACCCAGTTTATATGACACTTTAGAAACTGTCCCATAGATGCCTAAAATCGCCTGTAAGGGGTCTTATAGTATGTGGACAACCAAAGAGACCTTATGTCCTTTTCAAACCTAGATAGACTGATTTTCGTTGGTTCCTTCATGCTCCTGATGAACTGGGGTGTAAGGGTTTGTAATGTTGCTCTGAACTCTGTATTCTAATGTTGACACTTTACACTGAAGGATATGGGTACTCCAAGCGTCTTTGCGAAGATGTAGTGACTTGGTTTGTATCCAAATATTTTCCTCGTCATAAATTAGAAATTGAAGTTCTTCATCGTGGTCTGACCCGTGAAAATGTTTTGGGATACTGCGATGTTGCAGGAGAGACTTACCGTCCTCGCAGTTTCTTGATTGAACTGGATACTTA